AGGTATTGAGAAGGGATTAGAAGAGCATGGTTATTATAATGGCCAACATTATCTAATTTTAGAAGTACCAAACATTGTTGACATTAGCTATGGTCGTGGAGTAGGTTACACATTTACAGAACATGACCTCGGCAAAGATATTCACGAGATATCTGCCACAAAAATTCGCGCGCAAATGAGAGAAGAAGGTAAATTATGAACTTAGTATACTACCCAGATCCTATCCTTTCAAGGGAAGTGTCTGATGTGAATTTGGAAGACCCAGGTTTTGATCCCGTAGAACTTAAAGAGCAGATGGTAAAACTGATGCTTGAGAAAAATGGGCTTGGACTATCAGCACCTCAAGTAGGTTTAGACTATAAACTATTTGTTATGGGAGAAAAAGAAGACGCTTCAGTAATGGTAATTAACCCAGAGATTGTTGATGTGTCAGATGAAACTGTTCTTGATGTTGAAGGCTGTTTGAGTTTCCCAGATATGTTTGTGAAAATATCCCGACCTAAAGATCTCAAAGCAATTTGGTATAATGAAAAACTGGAAAGACAAGAAGGACTAATATCCGGTTATGGCGCAAGATGTTTCCTACATGAATTTGACCATTTACATGGTGTAGTATATAAAGACAAAGTGTCTCGTTTAAAATGGGACAGAGCCAACAAGAAAAAATCCAAAGTAGTAAAACAACGCGCAAGTGTGATGAACTATTTAAAACTTATGAGTGCCGCCGAGGCCAAGCAACTGCAAACAGAGGTAGCAGTAGCAGACAATATCCAGGAGTAGTATGAAAATTGCAATAATTACCGACCTTCATTTCGGTGCAAGAGGAGATAGCCGTGTATTTCACGAAGTTCAAAGAAAGTTTTTTCACGAAGTATTCTTTCCATATTTGGATAAACACAATATTACAACAGTATTCGATCTGGGGGATACCTTTGATCGCAGAAAGTATGTCAATTATGTAAGTTTACAACATGCTAAAACTGCATTGTTTGATGGTTTGGCTGAACGTAATATAGAGTTCCATGCATTAATTGGAAACCATGATACATATTACAGCAATACAAACGAAGTGAATAGTATGAATTTACTATTAAAAGAATATCCTAACTTTACATTATATCAAGATCATGGTCAGCACTTAGAAATTGGTGGAACAAAGTTCCTTATGCTTCCTTGGATTAGTAGAGAAAATGCCGAACACAATTTAGAGTTTATAAAGAATAGTGATGCCAATGTTGTAATGGGCCATTTGGAAATGAGAGGCTTTGAGATGATGCGTGGCCAATTATGCGCGCACGGTTTAGAGCTAGGTGTATTTAAACAATTCCAAGATGTCTATTCAGGGCATTTCCACCACCCATCAAGATATAAAAATTTAGAATACCTTGGTGCACCGTATGAGATGATGTGGGGTGATTATAAAGGTAAACGAGGTTTCCATGTATTCGATACAGAAACACGAGAGATAGAAAAGATACTGAACCCTAACAGAGTGTTCTTTAAAATTAATTATGATGATGAAGATTGGACAGTTGATACTGTTGCAAATTTTGATGTCGACAAATACAAAGATACGTATGTTAAAATCATAATTAAAAACAGAACCAATGCATATCTCTATGATTTGTTTATGAATAGGATGTCGGAATGTGGAGCAGTAGATGTAAAAGCAATCGAAGACAATCTTAACCTAGCAGATTATGGTGACGAAGAAATACTAGACGAAACAAAAGACACATCAGAGCTTCTAAGTGATTATATAGAATCCATTGAAACAACAGCAGACAAGGAACGAGTCAAAAGTGTCGTTAATGAACTTTACAGTGAGGCACTTAGTTTATAATGAGAATCCATTTTAAGAAAATAAAATATAAAAATATATTATCAACAGGTAATACCTTTACCACCATTGATTTTGATTCATACGCGACCACGTTGGTCAGTGGGTCAAATGGTTCTGGTAAAAGTACTCTACTAGATGCAATGACATTTGGTTTATATGGAAAGCCTTTCCGTAATATTAGTAAGAGTCAACTCTTAAACAGTATTAATAAAAAGGGACTCGAAGTCGAACTATATTTTGCAGCTGGTGGTAATAATTATCTTATTCGTAGATGTATGAAACCTAACGTGTTTGAGATCTATAAAGATGGTGAGATGCTTAATCAGAATGCTGCCAAAAAGGATTATCAGCAACACTTGGAAGAAAATATACTCGGCATTAACTATAAATCTTTTAATCAGATTGTAGTATTGGGTTCAGCTACCTATGTTCCGTTTATGGAATTGAGAGTTGGTCAGCGTAGAGAAATTATTGAGGACCTATTGGATATTCAAGTATTCAGTGTGATGAATCTATTGGCCAAAGATAAAATCAATGAAAACAAGGCTGCAATTAATGATACGAAATACAATATTGAATTGGTGGAAACTAAAATAGCTTCTGCTGAGGAAAACAATAATGAGATTCGTAAGATTAAAGAGACTCAGGTAGACCAAATCCGGTCTAAAATGGGTGAATACATCGAGGATATCGAAGGCAAGAATAGTATTATTGATACACAAGATGACATTATGAAAGTACTCTATGAGGATATCTCTGATAAGGCTGACGAAAAACAAAAGTTCGCTAACGCAACAGAACAGAGAGCTGAACTTGAACGAAGCCGAATACAATTTGAAAAAGAGTTATCCTTTTATGAACACAATGATGATTGTCCAACATGTAAACAAGGTATCGCTCACGATTTTAAAACAGACCAGATTAATGAAAAGAATGAACTGAAGGCTGGTATTGAAAAGGGTTTAGTTGATGTAGCAGAAACAATTAAAACTCACCAGGACCGACTTGGTTCTATTTCAAAGATCGAAGACCAGATTCAAGATATAAACTTTAAAATATCCGAAATCCGAGCTGAAATCAAAATGTCAAAGAACGCTCTTGTTTCTTATAAAAAGGAACTTGAGGATGCTCAACGTGAAGTTGAGGAAGTGGATACATCTAAACTTGAGAGTTTACAAGAGGATCTAACCACACAGAATAATGCACATAAAGAGTTGGTTGAGGAACATGAAATACTAAGTGTTGTACATACAATTCTTAAAGATGGTGGAATCAAGGCTAGAATTATCAGCCAATATATCCCAGTGATGAATAAACTTATTAACAAGTATCTTGCTGCATTTGACCTATTTGTTGACTTTCATCTTGATGAAGAGTTTAATGAGGTTATTCGCTCAAGGTTTAGAGATAACTTTACATACGCCTCATTCAGTGAAGGTGAAAAACTCAGGATTACACTTTCAATTATGTTGGCATGGCGCTCAGTCGCCAAACTCAGAAACTCTGTTTCAACCAACCTACTGATTCTAGATGAGACCCTCGATGGTGCATTGGACAGTGTTGGTATTGAGAGCCTTATTGAAACACTACACGGACTTAACTCTGATGATAATATCTTTGTTATCAGTCACAGAGGAGACCAATTTGCAGAAAAATTTGATGGAAGCATCACGTTCGGCAAGGTTAAAAACTTCTCCGAAATTATCGGTTGACATATCGCTCCAGGTATGTTATAATGGTACCTACATTATGAGACACTATCTATGACATCGTTCTATACTTCAGTCGAAAGGTTCGGCAACAATATCTTATGGCGCGGCTATGAGAATGGCAAACGCTTTTCTTACAAAGTTCCATTCAGACCCACATTATATGTTCACACACCCAAATCTGGCGCAGAAGGCTATACGTCCTTAACTGGCCAATATAAACTCTCTCCTCACAAATTTGGTGACATGCGAGAGGCCAAGGATTTTATCGAAGAGTACAAAGGTATTCCAAACATGAAAATCTTTGGCAATACCAATTATACTACTCAGTTCATACAAGAAAAATACCCAGGCAAGATCGAATTTGACATTAATCAGATCAACATTGCCTCGTTTGATATTGAGGTTGATATCAGTGATGGTTATGCAGATATCGAACAGGCTGATAAAGAGATTACATCCATTGCATATCACAGCTCACGTAGTTCAAAATATACATTGCTTGGTCGTAAGGATTATGATAAAACACAAACAGCTACTGGTATCGACCAGGACAATATTGATTTTATCAAATTTGAATCTGAAGAGGCTCTGCTTAGATATTTTGTAAAACTATGGTCCTCTGATTACCCAGATATTGTAACTGGTTGGAACGTCGAATACTTTGACATTCAATATATCGTGACTCGTATTATTCGTCTCCTTGGTGAGGATGTTGCAAAACAATTATCGCCTTGGAAACATATTAAACAAAAGACAACAGAAATCTTTAATAAGGTCCAATCAACGTGGCGTATCTCTGGTATGACCATTGTCGATTACATGGACGCATTCAAAAAGTTTGGTTACAAATATGGTCCACAAGAATCATATAAACTCGATCATATTGGCTATTCAGTTCTTGGCAAAAAGAAATTAGACTATTCTGATTATGGTGGCTTGACCGAACTCTATGAACAAAATCCACAACTCTATCTAGATTATAATCTTCGCGACACTCAGCTGATTGAGGAACTCGAGGACGAAACAAGTTTATTACAATTGGTAATGACTGTTGCTTATGGTGGCGGTGTTGATTATAAAGACGCATTCGGAACTGTAGGCATTTGGGAATCTACAATATATCGTAGACTGATTGCAGATAAAATTGTTCCTCCGATTAAAGGTGGCCCTGGTGCTAACCTCGGTGCGCTGGTCGGTGGTTATGTTAAAGATCCAGATCAAGGCATGCATCCTTGGGTAGTTTCTTTTGACTTAAACTCCCTATATCCTCATCTGATGTTACAATTTAACATGTCACCAGAAACCTGGATTGACGACAGACGTGAATATGTAACTCAGGATATGGTTCTGACAGATGATTATCTAAATGATGACCCATCAGTTTCAGTTGCTGCAAATGGAGTATGCTTTAGTAATAAAAAGGTTGGTATTATTCCGGAAATTATTGACGAATACTATAACAATCGTTCTGTAATTAAAAAGCAAATGATTGCAGTTGAACAACAGCTCGAAGTTGAGACTGATGCAAGAGAAATTAAAAGACTTAAACGAGAGGTTAACCAATTACACAACTCTCAGATGTCTATTAAGATTGCCATGAACAGTCTATACGGTGCAACGGCAAACAAATATTTCCTTTATTATATTTCAGAAATGGCAGAGGCTATTACTACATCTGGTCAATTGGCAATCCGATATGCTCAGAAATCTGTTAACAATTATATGAATAAGGTCCTAGGTACAAAAGACAAAGACTATATTATATACATTGACACAGACTCAATTTATGTCAACTTTGGTGACCTCATTCAAGAAGTGTTTGGTACAAAAGACATTGACAAGAAACAAGGCGAAGAGTTCCTGGATAAAATTTGTTCTACCAAAATCGAACAAGTGATTGAAAATGGCTATTTGGAACTCCAGCGACAGATGGGCGCATATCGTAATGCAATGGTGATGAAACGTGAAAAGATTACCGACAGAGCAATCTTTGTGGCCAAAAAGAGATATATTCTTAATGTGCTTAA